AAAGGATTCTCCTTCGGAGCGATACTTCTGTGCATGGATTTCTTCTGAAATTGGAAGCGCTGGCCCGTATTCATTTTTTATCATTGTTGTTCCCTCAAACTAAATCATTAAGATCAGGGGCTTTGTAATTAGGCCCCTTTAAGACTTTCCCATCCTCACGGTAGATGGGCTTACCGTCAGTGCCTAACTTTGACATGTTAGATGCATGAACCCGCCGCACAGCCTCGTCTAAATCCCAGCCAAATGTGGCAGCGAACCCGTATGTGACGTAGGCTAAATCGGCTAATTCTTTGAGAACATCTGCAGCTTTTACAGCGTCTTGTACTTCCTCAAATTCTTCTTTTAGCAATTTGAAGCGCAGCATGTCTTTATCGCTGCCTTTTTGCCACCCATGTCCTGTTGATTGATTAAAAGTACGTGCAAACTGTTCCACCATGTCTAGTGGTGTCTTGCCGAGGTACGTGTATGGATCTCGTACTTTTTCGTCATCTTCATCAAAGTACTCATAGGCATATTCTTGAGTCATAGATGCTCTCCCCTTTTGTGCATTTCGATTAAGTCCTGTGCAAAAAACATAATTTTGTTCAGGTCATACAGAACGTCGGTTCCGCTTTTTTCCCCTAGTCGAAAGCAGGCTTTAAAAATGTCACCCCTGCTCTTCGACATTCCTTTATAACTGATTAGATGCCTTAACTCCGTGGCGTGTTCAGGCAATTTGTAATAGTCAGTGGATAAACCATCCGAAGCAATTTTCACTCTGTCGGACGGATTTTTGTCAGCTATAGGAATCTCTTTCCACTTCGCCATCTAGTTCAGCTTCTTCTTGTTAAAGGGGACAACATTATGCCTTGAGATTGAGTCTAAAAGCTCATCTGCTGGCTCAAAATCGATGTCGTTGTTTAAAACATCATCAAGTAATCTAAGAGTTGATCCTATGTTGATGAAAAACGGTATGGCATTCTCCATCATCATGTTAAGACCTAGGCTTAGATCTATCAGAGCGTCAGCATATTCTGGGTCCAGTGTATCAGGAATGTTTCCATCCGAAGCTAGGTGAAGCTCCCCGCTTTTCTCATCTACAACCACAGTTAATCGAACGCTATTTTCTGGTGGTTTGTTTTCTACCATTCTTTTTTCCAATCAGTTCAAAGAAGTGTTCGGCATCCATGACCGCCAGAGGCTTCTGCCGATCTGCTTTTATAATTGCTATTGGTTCAGCTTTTTGAGGGCAGTTAGAAGCAGCTTGCTCCATGAATTTGTAGACACTTATGTTTTTCAGAGCCTTGCATTCCACGGAGTAAGGGAAGAGTCTTCTAGCCGCAGGAGACAGTTGTACGTCTTCTCCCCCTGCACCCATGCTCGTTGAGCGAACATCGTCTGGTTCCAATTTAGGAAACAAAGCTAGTATTTGATCTCTTACCCACTGCTGGTGTCTTCTCCCCTTAGCCTTTGCAGACGAAGGTTTGATAGCCATCATTCATCCTCTACAAACCAATGCATTGGTGGTTTCTTAGCTTCGCTTTTTGGATGAGCCATATACTTTGCGGAAGGCCAACAAGAAGACATATAATCACAAAATTCACACGTCTTACAAAGACGTTTAAGACCTGTGCGCTTTCCTCTAAATGTATCGACGATTGGTTCAAACTTACGTTTGAAAGGATGGTTATCTTTTACGGCTGTAACATTGAACTGGATTCCGAAAAGGTTGGCTTTCTTTTCATTTTCCGTAATGTCCGCCTCAACAACTTTCATACGTCCGTCCGACTTATTCATAACAAGCCAGCCGCCTACATCTTTTCCCTTTGCATTGGCATACCCAGTTAGCTGTCCGATGTAGCCAAAGTCATCACTGTCTCTCAATCCCTCATAGCCATAAGACCATTTGTTATCGAAAGCCCAAGGGGAACAGCTTTTAACGTCATAGATTTTATTTTCTATTTCGACGTCGTATGTCCCTTTGATAGTAGTTCCATCTACCTCAAGCTCCACCTCATCATTACAGCCTGTCATATTGACCGACGCCAGCCCTAAATAGATGTTCATGATCGCCTCGACAGCATCACCGATCATCATTTGGGCTTTAAAATTATAAGGCTTACGCTTAGGGGTAGCCCCTGATGCAGCCATTTGTAGCTGACACAGGGGTTTACCTACATTTGACATCCTTAAACGAAACCCCTTTTCTTGTGAGGGAGATAAATGACGCATCCACGCTTCCCGTAGTGCCTCTAACGCCTCATCAACGAACTTCTTCGGGTCAGGAAGACCATCAAATTCATCGTTGCTGAGTTTATCTCCTACCATTTGGAGTTCCAGACCAAGCATTATACGGCCTCTTCAAAGTCGTCGTCTAAGCTATCACCGAGTGCATCAATAGCTACTTCATCCAAAACGTTTTCACGAAGCGCCTCAAAGTATTTCTGATCCACCCATTTGGTTTCTTTATCGATGTTTTCAGCAAACACTTTCATTGTTTCTATTACCTGTGAGGTCATAGGCAATGTAGTGGACATATCGACGTCGTATTTATAAACGTACCATGATACAGACCCATTCTCTCTGTAATCCGATCTTAAAGTACACTGATACTCGAACAGATTACGGTTTTTGGGTATTTTCTTTATAAATTCATGATAGAAGCCGCCATAAGACGTGTTTTTTAGGAACAGTATGCAAGGCAAGTTTTCTACACTTTTTTCTTCGCCATCAACTGTCTTACCAGACATTGTAACAAGACCCCGCACGATACGATGTTTCATATCACGCCATTTTTTTGCTTCGTCATATGACATTTCTTTTTGTGCTTCCCACGATGGGGTTCCACAAGCAATGCCGCCGAGTGTATCCCTTGCTTCCTCTCTTGCATTGTTTATTGGACGAGACTTACAGATAAGCCGACGTTCCCCATCTACCTCTCCCCATTGGAAGTATTGGATGTGAGAACATAAGGGGCGGAAGGTAGCAGTTTCTGCAAAAAAACGATCATGATGATTTTTGAGGTAGAAATACCCCTCTGGTATCGGTTTTTTTGTATCTTTGTCCCTGCTTTTGAAATTAATCGCAAGCTCTGGCACTTTCAGTATTTCAGGTGCCGTGTTGCCTGTTTTAATTCCCAAGATGTTGGCTACTTCTTTAAGCTCGCTGCTCTCAAACGTTACGAGATCATTCATATTTAGATCCTCTATTAAGTGGAGTTATAGTATGGCATAGTTAAGTGGCGTTAGTCAATCATATTCAGTTTGATCTAACCAATTTTGCCCGTGTGATATCTCTATTTTCAAAGGTAGAACAAAAGAGTAGTTCCAAAGCTTTTCAGCCTCTTCCGTAACCCCTTCCATCGCCCAACGAAGAGCGTCTTTTACCTGCTCTTCCTCTTCAGGATGGGTATCCACCACGATTGAATCATGCACTGTCAGGACGAGCTTGGAGCGTAAGCCTAATTCCTGAAATTTTCGATATGCACGAATGCAGGAAAGCGGAACAATGTCTGCTGTTGCTGCACTTTGAACAGGATAGTTAACTATCTGCGTGTAGTAGGTTGTACGATTATTTCGTGTCCGACGTACATTAGGCCAGAAGAATTGTCGGCCTGAAAATATGCGAACATGCCCGTCTTTTAGAACACCACTAGCTAGGCGCTGGTGGTATGCTCCCAGCCCTTTGTAGATGTTAAAAAACTCTTGGAAGTAAGTCTGTACATGAGGCTCTTCTCCTGCACCAATTCCGCCATAAATCGGTGCAAAACTAAATTTTTTACTATCCTGTCTTTGATCTTTACTTACTTTTGATACGTCACATTGGTGAATAATAGAAGCAGTCTGCTTGTGCAGATCCTTACCATTCAGCACATCAGATATAATCTGTGGGTCACGGGATAGTTCTCCACAGATGACGAACTCTAGGGCCGAAAAGTCGGCTTCAATCACCAGACCGTTTTCGAACCTACTCACCATAGCCTTACGCACAGGGAAACCACGCTTTGGCATGTTCTGTAGGTTAGGTGATGTAGAAGACAGGCGACCAGTAGCTGTGATGCACTGATTAAACTGTGTGTGCAGGATGTCGTCTGCTCTAGTCCAGTTCTCTATACCTGCAATGAATGAGTCGAGGTAAGTGTTGATAGCATTCAAGCGACTGATTTTAGTCAGGAATTTTACCGCTATATCATTCTTCTTGCGCTTGGCCTGTGCAATCAAAAGCTTGATCGTATTTTTGTCCGTCTTGAAGCCATTTATGGAAGCATAGGACGGGTCATCAGGGGTCAGCATCAAGCCTGCGGTCTTGTCCGTATCCTGATAGAAAGCCCCTACACCATTGCAGTCGGTGCATTTGGATAAATTCTTATAAGGTTCACCAACAACTTTGTACTTCTTACCATCCTTCTGACGGGTGACCTTCTTGTACTTTTGTATCTTGCCTCTGCCATCACATGTGCGGCAGCAAATGGCGACAGTACGCTTTAGAATGCTTGTAGTTGACCGTACCGCCTTGTAAAACTCTGTTTTATTCATTTTAGGCGGATATAAAGGCTTACCTTTGCTGTCTACTCCGATGTTCCAGACCTGAATATGGCGGTTGCGGTCAATGACTTCACGGCTATAGACCACCTTGGTCATATCAGCGCCCGAATTTAGGTTGATTGGTGTATCACCCATCACCTCTTCTACTATTTCTTCAAGAAGTTTAGTTAGCTGTTCCTTTTCAGCGGTAAACTCTTCTTTAATGCGTTTCAGGGCTTTGCGGTCAATACAAACACCGTTACGTTGTATCTCCACTAGGAACATCAGCATGTCGTTCATCAAAGAGATGACGTTGTTTAGGGACAGGTTGTGCTCCTGCTGTAGGTCTTCTTGTTGTTGGTAAAATATCTCACGGCAGGAGATCACATCCGCTTCTGCATATTCCAGAACGGTTTTCAATGGCATAGCCTCAAAGCCTATACCTTTCTTAAACATGTCGTCTACCAGATCAGACTTTTTGCGTGTCACATTACGACGTTCTGCCGTGGCTTTTAGTGATAGCTGGCGGCGTTGGCCCTTGGAGAAAACATATTCACCAATCATGGTGCAGTAGACAGGACAGGTAATCTCAAAACCCGCCTCTAATAGCCACTCCACGTCAAACTTAGCGTTGTGGGCGACAAGCAATTTTGCCTTTTTCAGGGCGTCCTGTAGCTTTTCCTTGCTAGCCTTTTTCAGGGCGTCCTGCAGCTTTGTCTCACTAGCCTGTTCTTTGTGGTTAAAAACGAGATGAGTGACAGGGTCTTGGTCCAGCGCAAAGTGTGCCGACACAAGTTTGTTTTCTGGGTGGTAAGGGGTGTTATCTATTTTTCCCCCAAGGTCTTTAACGGTAACTTCTGCATCGAAGAAGAGAATGTGGTTCAATGTGATTGTGTGGTTCATTTAATATTCCAAAGTTTTTTGTGGTTAGATATTAGCTTTTGCCAAAGTGTAATTTGCTCTTCGATCAGCTTGGCCTTTTCTTCCTGAACAATCCGATAATGTGCCTGATGCGCTTTCAGTTGTTCTTCATAAAATTCCTTTAGATCATGTTCATTCAACATAACGGGATACCTCTGGTTCAATGTTGCAGGTGATGCAGCCGTGATAGCCACTGAGTTTATTTTTGGAGATGTTAAGGAAACGTGCATGATCAGGGTTGTCGTCGTCGCCGTTGCCATTATGTTTACCGATGCCGATGATCAAATCAGCCTCTGCGGCCTTGCCCGTCTTACTGCCTTCAAGCATTGAGAAATCGATGCGGGTGCGGCCTTCGGCGTCTGCAGATGCTTGACTTACGCCGATTAGGGCGCAGTCGTGTCGCTTCGCCAATTCACGAAGGCTGCGATACAGTTCCCGAATGCGTTCGTGAGAAGCATTATAGTTTCCTGCGATGTTCACCTTGTCTGCTTGGTCAATGATCAGAACATCAGGTTTATGCTTATCGCAGTAGGCGTCTATCTTTGGTAAATCCCACTCTTGGATGTCCTTCATAATCAGACGGTCCCGAATGCTCATATACATCGCCGCTGCTACTTCAGGATTCTCGGCTATTTCCTCACGGGTCATGCCGCTACAGGCTTGAATAGCCCGTAGCTTTGTCCGACTGGTCTTCTCTTCATTACCTAAATAAAGAACCTTAGCACCCTGTTGGCAAAAGCCATTGGGTCCAGCAACCAAGCTGATAACGAATGCAGACTTACCTGTTTCAGGACGGGCAAAGACGATACCAAACTCAGATGCACCTATGCCGTAGACGTTACGAGAAAGAGTTCTAATATTAAACTCCCACCTGTTATCGTCTGACGTTTCTGCAAGAAGTTCATAAATATCATCGGTTGTAGGCTCTCCAAAATCATCGGGCATATAACCTTCTTTGACACGAGCTAGTAAGTCGTGCAGCCGTGTCATGGCAGAGGCATCACCCTCGCTAATGTTGATGCCCATGTTGGCTATCTCACGCCCTGTCTCACGTCGCCATAAGTTCTCAATAACATCCGAAGCAATATCATGACTCATAGGCGTAGCAGCCTTGATCGCATCTACGATATCACGGAAGTCATTGATCTCTGACGTAGTGGCTACAGGATTCTGAGTAAGCCAGATGCCGTAAAGATCATCAGGGGTTAAATCATGTGAGTATTTTTGGTGTGCTGCCTTTAGCAACGAATACATCTCACCGACGTCTTCGGAAAACAAAGATTGTTTAAGCCTGTTTTGGGTGGAAGAATAAACCTCGTTGTTTAGCAGAGTTTTTACCAGTGCTAGTTCCACTATTACTGCTCCCTTTGTAATTAGTAAGGTGGCATAAGATAACAGTGAATTAAAATAAAAAAAGCCCCAATCTTTCGATCAGGGCAATTTTTTTTGTTATGCTTGAAAATCAGTTACTTCTGAATTTCATCTTAGTTATGTCAGGTGGGATATCACCACGGCGCTCCTTCATATCTACCTGATGGAACACCACTCTCTTGTTACCTTTGACTATATTAGCAACGGCTTGTTCTAACCGTTCTTGTTCTTCTGCGGCTTCCTTAAAGCCGCCTTCGATATCATAATCTAATATCACGATCCCACGTATTTTCATTTTACCTTTTCCTTGAGTTTAACGTCGGTACTAGGCCAGCTTCGACGGGGGTTTGTTGATGACCCAGTTGTCCTCTGGGTAGTGATATCATTTATACATACAACTAGGGGGTCCGCTAGGGGGATTCTGCAATGAACTCACATAAATCATCATGGTAATAGGACGTTCTACAGCTTTAGTGCGTGAACGTATACGATTTACTCTAGCACCATTACCCCCACAAAGAATAAAGGCCCACGTAAATACGCTATTTACCGTAGTAAATTCTGTATCTGTTTTGTACTGAGCCATTTAAGGTCTTTCTTAGTTAAGCGGATACAATCTATTTGATCATATTTCCTGGTTATTGATAGTGCCTTTTTACTCGCATCGTTGTCAAGAACTATTGTCACCTTCGTGTATTTATTAAGTGACATTCTTAATGCAGATGTAAGTGTCGTACCTAACATCGCAACACCTGTTAGACCCTCAACATTACTTACAGCACATGCGGATGGAGCATCTTCGACAAGTATTGCATGTTCGCCCTCACCTACATGTATTCCAGCAGTGAGATCACCATAATTCCACCACTTATATCTTGAGGGGACCAGAGAGCGTCCTACAGCGCCAGTATTATCTGAGTTATAGAACAGCACTCTATTCTCACTTGGTGCGTAGCGAACCCTTATAAACCCTTTCTTGTAAGCTCCAAGGCTATTCACCGACTCCAGATAACTAATAACAAGAGGATGGTTCTCTGGACGAGATGTTATATTTGGTAAAGGCACATGCTTAGTCTTAGCCTTAGTGTTTTTGTTACCAGAAAGATAAGCTTTTGTGGCATCGATGTTTCTCTCTCCAGTATGTGCGCCTTTGACAGAACAGGATGCCCTAAAACAATTCCAAACTAACTTGCCGTCGAAACGGTCAATTGTGAACTTTTTCTTTCCGCCGCAAAACGGGCAGTCTAAGGTCTTCTTCTCCCCTTCACGGATTCGAATGCTTTTAATGACATCCCATTGATCACGATAATTATAGCCCATTTATACTACCGCATTTTTTGCAACACTTAATAAAGTTTAAGCCTCTGCCGTGCTCATCACTTATCTTTCTGTTTTCAAACACTAAAAGTATTGCGGTGCTTTCTCGTAATATCATGTTACAACATATATTACAGAGAAACATTCTATCTACCACAAATTCCTCAGTAGCTATTAAGTGATTTAGCTTTTCCATTCTGCCCTTCCCAGCTAGTGTATTAACATAACCTAATTGAGTGGAGTTACAACATTGTTTTGCATAGATCGTTAAATTTTAGACCCGCCACTTAGTTATGAGCCTAGTAACTTCTATGCCTGTACAATATGCAGTTAACTAATTGAAATTAATCAATAATATTGGTTTCAGGCTCATAACCTGAAGGTCGTAGGTTCAAATCCTACTCCCGCAACCAACATATTGAAAAATAACAACATTTCCCACATAGGCTAAGTTAAGTTTAGTAAAGTTTATTTTAAACCGAATCAACTCCTTTTTTATTTGTTTTCCAATATTTTTCATTCTAGTTAAACTGGGTTAAGGTTTCTGCTTGATGACCATTGACCTGTACCAATGCACGCCAAGAAACAGGAAACAACCTACGCATACTATTACTGATCTGCGTCGCCACTTCTCTTGTCTCTGCTTGTGTATCAGAAGCACAACGTAGGTTACACATATCAGCAAAGGCATCAAGGCTACCTGACCAGTACCACTCAGTCATCATAGACTGTGGTAGCACCATACGTGCTTGTTCGGGGCAGACACCTAAGTCCAGCAAGTACTGGTAGTCCTTCCCAGCAGATTTCGCCATGTCGGTTAGCAAAGATTTATCTATTGTAATCTTGCCTTTGCTACCTTGCTTCTTATCAGGACTTCTCCCACGCAGTTCTTCAGGCACATAAAACTCTGGTTCGTAATCAATATATCTACGACTTACCTCGTTCCAACGTAGGAACTTATGTTTAACTAGCTGACGTGCCACAAAGACAGGGGCTTTAACATGGAAGGATGCAAAGCAATGCCCAAAGGGTGACATGTGTTTGTGCTCTGCCAGATACCAGATTAGTTTCTCATCCTTTTCTGTCGTGTAAGTATTAGTAGATTTCTTACCGAAAGATACCCTTGCAGAATTAACAACGGTGATGTCACTGCCCATGTAATCAAGTAATGTACACTTGATCATCGTTTAGCGCTCTTCATTAATTTTAAGCCGCATACGGCACACAGCCACATATTTTCCCAGAATACATGGGCTTGCTTTTTGCACTTTTCACACGTTTTCAAAAGTCAGGTTCCCCTTGTTCGTTAAAGATAGGCATACGAAAGAAGCTCTTATTGAGTGTTTCTTTCCTGTCGTAATCTGGAGAGGACTTTGTTATGGTAAGCTTTGGTGGGAGAACGCCTATAAGCTCAAGACGGCGCTCTATCGATACAGGGAGAGAACTATAGTACATCTTAACCAAACCTCTTCTGTTGTGCCAGATCCGCCTGACGTTCAGTCTTTTTGACATAAATGTTTAACATCTGACGGCTTTTATGGCCTGTAACCGCTGCAATCTGATCTTCTGTTGCGTCAAGATCACCTAGCTCTGTGGCTCCTGTGTGCCGCAGAC